ACGAGTGGGATACCGTTTCTGCATCCGTTTGGCAACAACTTGGAAATGCAAAGGCTGGAGTTAAAGAGGGTGCTGATGTTGGAACAGATAGTTACCAATTTAACGCAAGTACATTTGTTACCAATTGGAACAATTTAAGTGATAGCGCAAAGAATGTATTGTTCGCTGGAGAGCGTTACCGCAACATTATTCCTGCCATCAATGATTTAGTAAAAGTAACTACTGGTGCGCGTGAAGCTGCAAAGACTGTAAATACATCTAACACTGGCGGTGCTCAGATGGTTGCATCAGCATTGTTAGGCTCTGGAGGCATGATTGGTGGTGGTTTGTCAGGTGATATGGCCCAGGCTCTTGTTGGAGGTGCATCAGCCCTTAGTGGACTTATTTTGACTAGCAACGTAGCTGCCAGGCTACTGGAAAGCCCTAGATTTATTCGATGGGTTTCTGACACTAGCAGAGCTGTCGTTAACAATCCAAACTCATTGGTAACGCAAATTTCTAAATTAGCAACAATTGCTAATGCAGAGCCAGGTATGAACGATGCCATTGAAGCGTATTACAAACAGATTCAACCTATTGCGGTTCAAATGCGTAGGGCAAGGTAATGCCATCAATACGGTCAATAAGGAGTAACTGAGATGGGCTTGCTTGACTATTTAGAGAGCATTGGAGAGACAGGCGCTATGCTTGGCTCGGGTGCTGTATCCAGCATGGTGGGTATGCCTTATGGCGTCTACAAGGGCATGACAAGCGGCAAGTATGGCACTTCGGAGGCCAATAGGATTGCCGAGGAAGAAGCGCGTAGGTTTATTGAGCGCAATACCTATCAGCCTAGAACTGAGGGTGCTCAGAACGCCTTGCAGTACCTTGGTGGCTTGCTGTCCGATGCCAAGATACCGCCAATACTGCCAGAGGCCGCTGCGCTTTCTGCAATACCTATGCGCCAATCAATGGCTAGGATGGCAGAAAACGCTGCAATTCCAAACAAATTCAACAAGCAAACTGGAGCCTATCTTGTATCAACCCCATCAAATATCAATCCAATGGTTGGGACAAGGTACGAGACAGAACAACTGCCTGGTATCGTACCTAGAAGGCCGGTAAATTATGATGAGATGCTAGGCGGAAGCATCATGACTTATCCGACTGATATGTTAAGTCGCAATACGCTTGTCACCAGTGTCAGTGATATCCCGCTTGGTAACAACGCTTTTGTTACGCCAGGTGGTTTGATGTACATGATGGATAAAAACAACATTGCAAAATCAATTGGTTACGCATCTAATCAATCTGCTGCGACTTCGCAAAACAATCGTGCATTAAGAGCTATTGAAGAAAACAAAGCGATGGGTGGAACTGGCCGTATTTTCATGGCTCCGCACACAATGCCATCAGGTGGTGAGAATTTCTCTACTGGACCGACTTTAGGTTTGCTGTCATTAATTAACGCTACAAATCCAAGTGAAACATTACTAAATACGATATCAGATCAGATGAGGAACGCCACAGTCAAAGGCGTAAAAGGTAAGTACAAAGACTTTATTGGATTGAATGATCCAATGGCTAGACAACAACTAATAACTGGTGAAGGATTGACTGCTGGTAGCCCAGGCGACCTAAGAAAAGTATTTGTAGATAAGATGAGTAATGTCGGTGCGGAAAAAGGACTTGGGTTCAATTACCCAGACTTACAGAATGCAATGTTCGATCCTAATGTGATGAACAGGTCGCCTTTTTTAATGGGTGACTCAATCTACGAGGCGCTGCCTAACCTTGGCATCCGACCTGGTACGCATGGAGCCTATGGTTACGATATGCCTGGTTTATTCTTTGGCAACACAAGAGGCGCACCAATTAGTGAATTTATGAAGCCCTTGTACAACCAGATACTGCCAACGCAAATGAACAAGCCTGGGGCCGGAATGTCTAAAGCCTCTCCGCAAGATTTATTAAACGCTTACCAGCGTGCAGGTCAAACACCTAACTTGACGGGTGTTTATATGGACCCCAATCAATTGACCAGGGGCAAGTTGTCTACTGCCGGTGAAAACATTTCTATGTTTATGGATGAGAAAGAAATCAAGCGACTCAAGAAACTTCTGAAGGAACGGTGATCATAATAATGTAATGTTCAAGAGCGCGAATAGCCTCTTGAGCAATGGCGTGCTGTTCTAAGGCAGACATTTCTACTATGTCATTTTCTGGTTGAACATCAATGTTGATGCCAAAACCAGGTATCAATTGAACGTCTAAAACTATTTTCACTTGTACTCTCCATAAAAAGCAGTGATCATTGAGTGGGACTGTGGCACAGAGCTTAGACGTTAGCAGGTATATGGTTATACGGCATCACGGTCTGCCAAGCAAGTCCTGCAAAGTCATCGAGCGCTATTGACCGTTTCATGTCCAACCTTTAGTTCTCAAGAAATCTTACGCTTTTAATGAAATTAGGTGCTAAAAAACGTGATTTCGGTGACATTTTTGGTGACACATACCTAAGTCATTGATTTATATAGTAGTTTTTTGATTGCAAATCCGGTCAGCGCGGTTCGACTCCGCGCCGCGCCTCCAAAAAACTCCTTATAAATCAACGACTTAGCGAAACAATAAGTTTCCAATTTGAGAACTTAAAATTTCAAATCGCCTCAAAAGGCCGAAATGTCACCACTTTTTGGTGACAATGTCACCACTGTCACTTATGATGCCGTATGTCCTCAACCATACGGCAACGCTCTCCCCAGGCCTTCCAGCTCATTGTTAAGCACAAGCTGCTGCCCAAGCCGTTTGTCCACACTTTTGACGATAACGGGCAAGCCCAAGCCTATCGTGACAATTTGGTCATGTTGCTCAAACGAGGGATTGTTCCCCAGGACTTAATGGCAGAGCCAAAAGAGACTCGCGCCGATGACCCTTTGCTGGTGGAAGTGATTAGCGAGTACGAGCGCACGGCGCCTATCGCGCCATCTGATTTCGACCAACTAAAGCAACTTAGGTCAGAAACGCTTGGAATTAGGCTTTCTGGCTTGACGTTTGAATGGGTAGAGGGTTTCGTTGTCAAACTTAAATCACCGCAAAAGCATCTGTCGCCAGGGACAATCCGCAAACGGGTAGAGTCTTTGGGGCGCGCCGTTGATTGGAAAATCAGACGCACTACCAAGAAAAATGAGATACCTAGGGCCAACCCGTTAAGGTTGTTGCCAAAAAATTATTCGGTTTATTCGGGCATTGATGCCAAATTAGCCGCCCCAAAATTGGATGTAAGCAAAAATTTGCGCCTTGGTCCTGGGCAGCATGAGGCAATCTTGAAGGTATTGCAGGGCTACAAGCGCCCCGATCGAGAGCGCGCTCTTGAGGTTGATCCTGCCTTTGAGCTGATGTACAAACTCACAGTCAGTACGGGGATGCGATTGTTTGAGGTGTACCGTCTTCAAGTTTCAAGCATCGACTTTGACAATTGGGTTATTAATTGTGAAGGATCAAAAGGCCACAGAGGAAAAATAAAGCCTCGGGTCATACCGCTAATTCGTGAGCTGCGCGAACTATTGACAACCTGGTGCAAAGATCGCATTGGACTTGTATTCCCTTACTGGGATGGATCATTAGAGTCGCGCAAAAAAACTCAACTTAGATTGACTAGCCGATACAAAACTTTGTTTTCTTATGCAGGAATAAATAACGGCTTTACTGAACACGACCTACGCCATGAGGCGGCCTGCCGCTGGTTCACCATGAGAAACCAACAAAATAGCGGATGGATGTTTTCTGACACTGAGGTTTGCCGAATCATGGGCTGGAGTGATATGCAAATGGCTTTGCGCTACGCAAGCTTGCGGGGCGAGGACTTGTCGGCTAGGTTAGGATAAATTAGGCAAAACAGGCAGGTGACTGCGTCTAGATGATTGCCTTGTTAATACTGCCACCGGCTTGGTATGGTGTCGTTTTTCTAGCGCCTTTTTGTTTAACCAATCAATAAGTGCAAGTCTTGGGAAAATCCATCCGCGACCAAACTTTAAGCCAGGCAGCTCACCATTTCGCGCTTTTTCTTGAATTGTGCTGGTTTCGCAGTCTAGTATTAGAGCAACATCTGCTTCGGTCAATACATCTTTTTCGGTATTCATATAACGCTCCGATGTTTTTTCAGCCAATCCAAAACATCAGATTCCAGCCATAAGACTTTCCGACTTTTAGGAATATTCAACCTAGGCGGCAAACTCTCAGGGCGGCGCGAAACGTCCACCTCAAGCGTGCGGCGAGTCTTGTGCAAAATCTTTGCCATGTAGTCGATATCGACGGTCTTAAATTCTTTCATTTCTTACCTTTGGGTAGGGGCAGTCCTCTGGGACATCCGCAAGACAATAGACTGCACGGTAACGACCCCGCACCGCTTTTTCCCATCTATCAATAAACGCATCTGGCATTTTTTTCAGAGCACAGTTAATGGATGCGCGTTGGATTGGAAGTTTTATTGCAAGCTCTCTCGCGGTCATTCCATCAGTTGAATCTTTTAGCATTTCTCTAATTTGATTGTGCCTAGATCGACGCATTTTTAGTGTCCTTCGCTAAAACAATTGCTTCGAGTTTTTTTATCGCCACGCATAAATCCTCATGTAGATAATCTGGCAACAGGGTCTTGGTGCTAAAAGACCAAGATTCGAGGGCCGAGAGCAGCTTGATGATGTTGAGTGCGTCTTCTCTACTCATTTGTTTGCCTCCCTCATAGCGGCTTGCAGCACCTTGCCAAATTGAATTTGTCCCCACGGCATGGGCGCGCCTCGGTGAATCTTTACAAGGTCGTAGTAAACCTGTTCGATCTGGTTGTCTGTCAGGTCTACCCACTCGCGCTGTGCCACCATGTTGAGGTTGTCCTCACTATGGTTTTGCACTGGCTTTGGTGGGGTGGTGTAGAGAGGTGTTGCACCTTCAAACGGTTTTTCTGTGTGCGCTTGCAATCCATACCCCAGCCAATAATCAGGCTCCTGCGCTGGCTGTGCTAACGCTGCTTTGATGGCGTCAAGCGCGTTGTCAATATCTGCTCGGAATCCAGGTAGGCTTTCCAACACCTGTTGCGCCAGCTTCAATGCTTTACGTTCCATGCTGTCCAGCTTGTCCTGCGCCGCAGCCTTTTTGCTTTCGTAGCCTGTCATGTCTGCTCCTTTGTAAAACCGCGCCAATACTTGTTTTGTAAGGCATCAAAATTCTGGTGGAACTTTTTCATTTCTTCGTAAGTGGCAACCCGTGACCACCTTTTGCCATTCCATGCCGCATACATATAACTTTCGTGTAAACCTTTTGGCGTGAACTTAACTTCGTAAACACCTGGACGCGCAGGCTTTAGCTGCGGCGGGAACCACTTTGTCATCTTTTTCATGTTGTTCCCCTTGCGCGGATGCGCTCACCAACTTCTTCGTCCCAGACATTACGGTTGTCAAACATTGCAGCACACGCCTCACGCTCATGTGCTGCTACTAGCTTGGCAAACTTTTCAAGGGCTCCTTGATAGATTCCGTCCAAGTGCGGACGCATTCCAATCAGTTGGCATTCCTGTGCTAGTTCAATGATGTTCATGTTGTTCCCCTTGCGCGGATAGCTGTCGCTACTCTGCTGCCGTATATTTTTGTGCCGGTTGGCAGATGTACATCGCAGACAGTTTCTGACGCTATCATGGCGCAAGCATCGCGCTCATCACGCCTAATTTCTTCAGCCAATTCGTACTCTTGAGAATCAAGCGACAAGCTATGGTCAGCGCCGTAGACCAGGCGAATCAACACTTTGTTTTGGTCTGCCATCACTTCCCCCAGATGAAGAAAATTAGCGTCACAGCAATGCACACTGCTAGAACAATAATCAGCGCCTTAAATGTGCCGACTGTGTCAAGGTAGGGGTTGCTATCGACATCCCTTCCACGCTCAATATATGCCTTGTTGACGGCCTGTATGCTGGCCTGCCGCACGGGACAATCACGCCCCTGTTCGCATTTGTAGGTGCAGCAGCAAGTCACTTGTGACGCTCCTCGATCATGGCATCTGCCATCTTGTATGCGTTTGTTGCGTCGTCCCAAATATCAGCGCGCTTATCCTCGAGAAACACTTGCATAGCCAGCCCCGCGTAGTAATCTCTCAGGGTCATATCCCGTGCGTAACCGCCAGTTTCGTCGCCCCATGTATCACGGAACTTTTCACCAATCGTTTCACTAATCGTTTCAGCGGGTTGTTTCATTTTCTTGGCCTCAAAATATTGCGGCGCGTCGGTGTCGCTCCAATCAACTGAACTCATGTTTTTGCCCCTTTACTTTTAATGCTGAACGCATCATTCGCACCATTGCGCGTAACCGCAAATGTCTCTCGCACATAAACCGGCGCCTGCCAAATGTTGTAGCTCGCTGATTTGGCTTCGTTCTCTAATTTGATGCGAGGTTGCCAAATAGCTGAT